GGTCGCACCTACATCACCAGTGGCACCTGTTAATCCAGTAGCACCTGTTGCTCCGTCAAGTCCTGTTGCACCTGTATCTCCAGTGGCACCCATGTCACCTGTGGCACCTGTTAATCCAGTAGCACCAGTAGCACCAGTTAAACCAGTTGCGCCTGTATCTCCGGTGGCACCCATGTCACCAGTAGCACCAGTTAAACCAGTAGCACCTGTAGCGCCATCATATCCAGTCGCACCTGTACTGCCATCATAACCCGTAGCACCAGTACTGCCATCATATCCTGTTGCACCTGTTGCTCCGTCGGTGCCAGTAGCACCTACATCACCAGTAGCACCCATGTCACCAGTAGCACCTGTTAGTCCAGTAGCACCAGTGGCGCCATCATATCCAGTCGCACCTGTACTGCCATCATATCCAGTAGCACCAGTACTGCCATCATATCCCGTTGCACCTGTAGCACCTGCACCCGTGGCCCCAGTTAAACCAGTAGCACCTGTAGCGCCATCATATCCAGTCGCACCAGTACTACCATCATATCCAGTAGCACCAGTACTGCCATCATAACCCGTAGCGCCTGTTGAACCATCGTATCCAGTAGCACCGGTTGTTCCTGTTAGACCTGTTGCACCTAATCCAGTAGCACCAGTTAAGCCAGTAGCACCTTGCAAGGCAACAGCAAATACTCCGTTGCCATACAATACATTTGCTGGACTACCGTCTAAATTTAGAGTAGCGATATTACCTATACCACTAACATTACCTACAGCGACTGAGTTAGCAGTTCCAGCCGTAACAGCATATGCAGCATTAGCAACGGTTCCGGTTACATTAGCACCAGTAATGTGATTTAATCCAGAACCATTAGCAATTATATTATCTACTGATAGTGTATTAGAAGTATTATTGAATACAAAATTAGCACTACCGGCAAATAAACCAGCATTGTTATATTGAACTTGAGTATTACTTCCAGCAATACCACCACCTGCGCCAACATTAGTCCAAGTTAAGTTTCCAGTACCATCTGTTGTTAATGAGTATCCTGTTGTACCGCCTGTAATATGAATATTACTTACCATACCCAATGCTACATTTGCTGTATTTGAGAAATTAACTGCCCCGTTACTAGTTAATCCGGTTAAAGTTCCCAATGAAGTAATGTTTGGTTGTGCGTTTGAATTGCTAGTAAAAGTACCATTGAATGAGGCTAACCCATTACTTGGAGTAGCAAAGTAATTACTTAATACTTGTTCTGGATTGATATCAATGTTTAATTGTTGTGCAGAACTTGTGATAGTAACATTACTTTGTGTATTGTCTGATCCTCTTCCTACTCTTAATGAAGTAGTAGATACTTGTAAACATGCGATATTAGCCGAAATAACTACATTGCCAGTTGGATTACTAACTGTTATACCGGCGCCAGGTGTTCTATTAACAGAGGTTACCGCAGCATCTGCGTTAGCATTAAAAAGTTGTGTGAAGTTATCTTGTGTCTTTTGAAAAGCCGTTCTTATTGCATCCGCAGCAGGATCATCCGGAAACGTTCCAAAATCTATGTTATTTTGACTCATGTTAGTGTTACCTATTTATAATGTATTTATCGTTATTTGAGAAACGGTGACCCAAAAAAATACCCGACTATTGCCGGGTATTTTAAAGTACGATTCTTTTATAGACCGCTTAATTTTCTGTAGTCTTTTAATAAATCATTAGACTCTTTCATTGGACTACCTAATCCATCAACTCCCATACGATTCTTTTGACCATTGATAACTGGAACTGTTGTTTGACCAGTAGATTTTTGTTTATTCAATCCACCACTGATAACCTTAGTCATAAAGTCAATGTCAGCTTCAAAAGTATCATCTGCGCTATTAGCGTATGATTCATCTACTTTTGTGTCTTTCTTGTATTTTTCGTCTTTCTTGTCATCGTATTCAATATCTTTTTTTACTTCTTTACCGGCTTCTTCACCAGTAGTATCTTCTTTACCTTCAGTAGGACTTGAATATACTTGACCTTCTTCTTCATCAGCACCTGCATCCGCTGTTGCTAATGCGCTATTAGCCGCTGCATTACCTGCGACATCAGCATTAGTATTATCAGCACCAGAGTCTGGAGCATTTTCAGATACTTCAAATTCCATTTGATCTTCTGATTCTACTTCATCTACCATTTCTTTTGAACCACAAGAATGACCAGCTTCCATCATGCCGCCGCATTCATTGCAAGTTTCTTCTTCACCGTGCATATGATCTTCTTCGCCGTGTCCTTCGTGACCTTCTTCACTTTCGTAATCACCGCCACTTGGCATTTCGCCGCCTGCGCCTGATAACTTTCTCATCAATGCCATCATACCGTCATGGTCATCAACTACTTCAATGCCACCAGGAGCTTGTGTTGAGCCTTGTGGTGCGCCATAACCATTGTGTTCATCACCGCCAAACAAACCCATGCCTGCTGACTTGATGATACTTAACAACTGGTCAGCTTCACCATCTTGTGCTGATACACTTACTGAATCAGGAGAACCTTGTTGACCTTTACTGATAGAAACTGTCATGCCTTCTGAAACTTTTTCTTCGCTTTCAAGTAGTGCATTCAATTGCTTGTCCAATGATTCAAACGCAAATTCTTCTAAATTTGAATCATAGCGTGTTCTATCAGTAAATGTATTTCCACCTACTTTAAACTTGCCACCTTGTGGTGTTCTAGCAAGCCCGGCAGTGAAAGGATTGCCTTCATCCATACCCATGTCATCTGCACCATAACTAGCCATTGTGCCTACTTCGTTTTCACCAAATGCTTGTTGAACAGGCTTTCCTCTTTTTTGTAATGTTTGAATTAAACGACTATTCATATCTTGAGCGCGGCCCATGCCTATTGATGCTAGAGCAGGATGAGCACCCGGAGTCTTATACAAATTGATTTCATCTTGGTATGCTTTGTGTTCTTCTGGAGAAGCCTCATCACCATAATGATCATATTGATTAGATGGACTAGCCACATAAGCCTCGTCTACTTCACCAACTCTTGTACGACCAAGTATTGGCATTTGACCATAGCACTCATCTAGGCCTTCTTTAAAGCCATCATGGTAGCAACGTGCTTCTTCCATATTATCGTGTGTGCAATTGTAAGGCATTTTTCTTAGTGCGTGACTCTTACCTTCAAGTCTTGCTGCTTGTAAATGATGTTCCATACCTTCTTTCACTTTCTTTTTCTCAGTTTTCTTAGCAAAAGGATTTACACCTTTCTTAGGTGCTGCACCTTTTTTCTTTGTATCGTTTGGACCGTTACCATCTTCAGCATAGTCAGGGATACCGTTCTTGTTGGCATCTGGCTTTTTCTTATCGTCTTTTTTGTCATCTTTCTTAGCGAAAGGATTAACACCTTTTTTGCTTTCTAACACACCGCGATTAGCAGTGCTTAGTGGGCTTGATTGTGCAAAATGTTGCGGTTGTTCTGCTTCTGGCAAATTAGGTCTTGCATGTTGACCGTGAACATTTTTAATACTTTGTTTCAAACTGGTAATTTGATCTCTTGATGGCAAGCCTGCTCTTTTGCCCTGAGTGTTTATACTATTTTTAGCCGACCTACGATGCCATTTTTCTAATGGATCACCGGTGCCACTGTGCATTGGGCTTTTTCTGCCAGCGTAGTCATCGGGGTAGTCATTATCGTAAGCATCATCCATGTCAGGGCCAAACGTATGGTCTAGTGGTTCCTGTGTGTACAATTGGTCTTTGTATTTAGGATCACGATACTTAGCTGCTTCTTCTATTTCACTTTCTTTCATTTTTTGAAATTGTGAGCCTGCAATTTTTGTAGCAGCTTCTTTGCCGTACTTAGGTGTCAATTTACGAACCAATGCGTCAAATCCTGTAGAGGCATTGTTATGCTTACCAACATCTCCTGTTTCTTTCATTGGTGCAACTTGTGAGCCTGCACCTGCAGCGGGTGCAGCACCAGGTGCAGTTGGGGCAGCGCCTGGCTTCTGCATTGACATTGTACCATTCTTAGCTGCTTGTACCACTGCTGGATCTTGAGTAGTGATAGCTGGCATATTAGGATTAGCAGGATCTTTAATCATAAAAGATGGCTTTGTTGCCATTTGCTGCTGTTGCTTCTGTTGCGGTGTAGCTGGCATTGGTTGTACTGCTAGTCCTGCTTCGCTTAATGCTTCGTCCATTATATCAAAGTATTCTTTAAGACTATGCTTAACACTAGGCTTGCCAGTTGGCTTAGGTGCTTTACCGACACCCATTGCTTTGTTTAGTGCTGTGCTATCGTACTCTTTTGCTTTGTCAGGATTTGGTGGACGACCTTTGCCGCGCTTTGGTTCATTTGCAAGACCCATTTTACCTAAACTCATACGAGCAATTGGTTTACCATATTGATCAGTAACATCTTCTGATCCATGTTTATTTCCATATCCACCTGGGCCTGCTTTGTGAACTGTACCTTTATCAGTAGCTGTTGTTGCTTCTGATAAATTGTCGAATGATTTTAATATATCTCTGATATCCATTTTCTTTTCCTTAACGGTTATATGCTGCGCCAGTCTTTGGCTTTGGTGGCATTTTGATAGTAGTCATTGGACTCTTATCACCCAACTTCTTATCATCTAAATATGGCTTGAACGGGTCAAACGCATCTTTTGTTTTTGTTCCTGCATATGGAATATCAATCTTAGACTCTTTAGCTTGATCTTTGATTGAAGTTAAATATGAATCTCCATACGCTTTGCTTGCTGCTTTAGCGTCTGGCTGTTGACCCATTTCTTCTTTGTCAAGTAATGGACTATTTTTCATTTCATTTTCATAGCCGGCCATTTCGCTGTCAATGCTATCATCAAAGTCTGTTGATACCATACGCACCATGTTAACATTGTATCCACATAGTTGAGCAAGTTGTTGTACCATTGGCTCTGTAGCTGGGTATCTAAACTCAACTTTAATCAATGTTACGCTTTCATTCTCTAAATTAGGAAATCCATATGGTGACTTCTGTATCGGGGTAGACTTTGGTTCACTGATTTCCACTGGGTCAAACTTGGTTAGATTGTATTTAAACATATCTAAAAAGTTTTTGTCAATGGTGCCGGCAATTTTGATAGTATACTTGTAAGTATGTATACTTTCCATAATATGTTGTTTGAGGCTTCGCATTTTTTATTCCTGTATATATTATTTATCTTTTTAGTCGGATTTCGCTGCCAACATCTTAAGTAACTCATTTCTGTCAAGTTCTCTACCCTCACCTAACGGGGTAGCCTCAATCTCTTTGTCTCTACTTGCTTCTTTTTGATCTAATTGCGCTTTTTTTAGTTGCAAATCAATCATCTTTAACTTCTTATTTAGTTTAGCAGTCTTTGCTGTGATAGCATGTCCTAGCATAGTTCCAGCAACATTGAATATCTCGCTAGCATATCTACTATCAACTTGCATTCCCAAGTCCATCAAGTCTTTATAGCTATCTTGTGCTAGTGTAGCAAGACTATCCATCTCATCGTCAGCAGCTTCTAATCCACGTACTTGTGGTAATGCTTGTTCTATTTTTGATAGACTATCTAATGCTTCAGTGGTAATTTCTTGTGCGTTCTCTGGCGTCGGTTTTGCCAAAGTGTCTATTTCATTTTGGGGAAGTTCAAATAATTCTTCTAGCTTTTTTGTCATAAAAGTATTTAGTTACTTTCGTGACCCGTTTCTAAAAAGGTCATCTTCAGTTATGACTCTAAACGCAAACCCTTGCATTTTACAATATGCAGTAGCAGCGGCCCATTTAGCATGATTTACAGCAACTACTGCTCTATCTCTTGCGCTTGCCGCACGGCTTTCAATTAGACTTTGTTTCTTGGGTTTAATCTCTACTACTTCAGCAATTGCTTTTCCATACTTGTTTTGATAAACAACAAAGAAGTCTGGAATATAGTTATGCACTTTACCATCTAATGGACTACGATAAGGAATAGACATTGATTCGCTAGCCCAATGTGTTACGTTATTATGTGTATCACAAAAGGTCATGAATGTTAATTCCCATCCTGAACGGTATTTAGGTTTATGTTTCCCTACATATTTTTGTGGGTTTTTAGGAGTATATATGCCTTGTGCCCAGTTACCCATGATTATTGTACGATATTACGTGCTACGGGTAAATTAGGTTTTGGTACTGTACCTATACCATAAAGAGATGTTTTGCTTTTGAAACTATTCATATAGTAAGCAAAAATTTGATTCATCTCCATCTTTTTTTTGCCTTTTATTTGGTCTAACAAATCAAGTGCATCTATTCCGGTTTCTTGTGATATTCTGAATAACACCGCAGTGAAATTATTTGCAATATTTTTTGTAGCACAAATTGATAGAAAATATCCACGAACGATATCATATTCGTTTCCGTTTATAGTTAAAGTGATGGCATAAAAGGAGTCAAATATTCTAACCGTTTGATCCATTGAAGTGCGTTGATCTAGTATTTGTGGCATAATAAATTAATAGTTTATACTATTTATCTGCCGCCTCGCGGGGAATTAGTAACTCCGCTATTACTAGTACCCGCATAAGGAGCTCCGCCGAGTTGTTGAGGGGTAGATTGTGCATTACTTGGTGGTGCTCCGGCGGTGCCACTAGTTTGAGGTGCTGCCCCAAAGATAGGGGTACTAACAATTAAATTTCTATTAGGGGTTTGTCCAACTGCATTTATTATACCGGCAGTAAGTTCTGATTTAACCAGACTGCCTAAATTAGTATTTTTAAATGTGTTATATGCTGTCCCTGCTTTTTGAATAGCACCTAGTAGGTTTACTTCTCCGGTGACTGGATCAGGAGTTAAATTATTGATAATACCACCTGCTGCATCTAGTAATCCGCCTTGACCTAATATAGTTTTATTAGCGCCTGGTCTCATTATTGGACTAGGCGTTCGATCATAATTAGCATCATCACCAAATCCAGTAACAATATTTCCCGGTGCCTTTCCGCTTAATCCACCATCATTGTATACTACCGTTTCATAATCGATAGACATTTGATGTTCCATAGTACCAGTACCTTGAGCATAGTCATATGTATCGTGTGTAAATCTAGTTATGACTGGGTTAATCAACGTGTAGGCAGTCCAATTATGTTGACTTAGACCAAATACAGTTATTTGTTTAAAGAAAGGTATTTTTGAACCAGACGGGTCAGGAGAGTCTCCTGAATATCCCCAATTGTCATTGCCTGTTATAGACGGTTTATATTGATTACGATTGTTATATGTAGCATCAGTAGAGAATGGATATGCACCACTAACTAATTTTCTGGGAGGGGCACCGGGTGCACCTGGCAACACAACTTGAGGCACAGTACCATCAGCATAATAATAATTGTAATATGCTTTCCACAAACTTCTTATTGTGCCACCTGAATTTGGAGTATTAGGTGCAGTGCCGTGATCATCATGGAAAGTAATATCTATGGTATCATATTTTATTTTTGATTGAACCAATCTTTTGCGATTATATTGATTCATTACCGCTACGTCAAAAGTAAAACTAGGGAGTTTTACTGTTTTAACTAGAATACCAAAATTAGATCCTGTACTAATACCTTCGCCGTATGCTGCTGGATTTATTTCAAAATATGTATGAAATAGATATTTAAACTTAGGAGCGTTTTGATATGAATTAGGTCTAAATGTCTTACTAGCATGAGTATAATCCCGTAGGTAATCGCCGCCGAAAAATGTTCCGGCGGCGCCTTTAAGTAAGTCTTGAAAAAATCCAGACATGCTAGATTTATTTAGCGTTGATTATGAACCAGCGCCAATACCTGTAGATAATGAACCTGCTGTTCTACCGATAGTAGCACCTACACCAGAACCAATTGCAGATTGAATTGCATTATCAAAGCGTATTGTCAATGATATTGTCACAACCTCATTTGTACCATAGTTCAATGTGTTGTAGTTAGCTGTTTGCAAGAAACATCCATATAGTTCCCATGTCTCTAATACTACAGGAGCATTTGTACCATTACCACCATCTAAAATTTCGATGTTGGTTTGGAATTTATAGTCTTGTCCTGATGCAGCACTTGCCATTTCAACAAAGTCTAATTGCTTCTGTAGTTGTTGACCAACTAATTTTGAAACGCTACCAGTTGCGTCATCACGAATGTTGACTGACATTGTTTGCCAAGCATATTTACCTGCCAAATACATTGTTGAATTGTATACTGGTAGTGTAATTTCTTGGAACTGTACTTGTGGACGTGAGCAGTCAATAACTTGTTTAGTTAACTCTACTGTACTTGTGTCTGTTCCAAAATTCAAAAAGTTTACTCTGAATCTGAATTGTAGTTTTGGCATTAGTAAGCCCTGATTGCCACCGGCATTATCAGATGCTACTGTCATGTTGAACAATGATTGTGAGGCTGTTGCCATTTTATATATCTCCTGTTAATCTTATTTATCTTAAATAAACAGATAACCCCTTTCGGGGTTATCCTAGCTTATTATAATGATGCTATCTCACCTGTGTTTAGAACACGAACCGGGATGTAAATGAATTCAGCGGCTTTCACTGGTTCAAGTGCAACGTCAATCCAAAGTTCATTTCTATCGATTCTTGCTGGGGTATTGTTACTTTCGTCACAAATTACCAAGTAATCATAGATACCGCGTTTAGCAACTAAATCAACCATCAATGTTTGAACCACACCTGCGATTTGATTACGAGTCAATGCATCGTTAGGTTCAAATACAAACGGTCTTGCTGCTAATGTTAATTGTCTACGTACATAAGCAATTAGTCGTGCAACGTTAACTCTATCTAATGCGCTAGAACTGTTATAACTTGTCTTGTTACCATAATTTAGTAACCCAACGCCTGTAAAGAATACCAACGGATTGATAAAGTTAATGTACAATACATCACGAATACCAATTTGTGTCTTAGTAGTAACAAACTCACCAGTAGCTGAATCAATATAACCAATGTTTGTAGCATTGTCAATGATACCGCGGCGTGTGCCTGCTGCTGCTAACCAAGGATAGCTGATGGTGTCATTACGTAAGAATGTACGCAACATCATGTGACTTGGAGGAACAGCAACTAAGTTACCACTTAGGTCACTTGTGATACCACTTGGATAGAACAACCCTAAGTATGTATTACGTGTTACACAACCTTCTTCGCCTGTGCTTGTTGCACCTGCGGCGTTAGTTGCCCATGCTTGAATATCAGTAGCACTTGGAGGCAATCTCATTGGAGTGTCACCAATAATATAACCTGTCTCACCGCGATCCGCATTCAATACAACCATGTTAGGTTGTAATTCTGGATAGTTAGGTGTAGCCATTAAGTTGAAGAAGTTATCTTCGTCGCGGATATCAGTATTAGTGTCAATCGCTGAACGCAATGATTTTACAACCATATTACGTTGTGCTTGGCGACCCATATACGGACTGCCGTTACTTTGTAATCCACTTTGACTTACCCATGTATAGCTAACCAATGGTAAGTTATCTATGTTAGTAGGATCCCCTGCATCATATGATCCGGCATTTGGATAATTAGCACTTGTAAAATATCCTGTTGTGAATTCTTTTACATTGTATCCTGAACGGCGTGTGTTGAACAACAACATACCTGTTGGGTATGCAGCTGGATTCGGAACATCTAAATCAACATAATCACTAATTAACAAACTCTTGATAGTTGGAATCGGATCATCAACTGGGTTGATTGCACCAGAACTGCTCCAACGTGCATCATAGAATGCTACACCTTTGCTGCTAGTTTGATCTGCATTGTCAATCAATACCCACTGATCTACAGACTCAACACTTTGCCAACGACTAATAACCGGATACATTTCTAAATCAGTTGTGTTGATCCATAAATCACCGTATGCTAATGCAGTTGTGCCGTCACTTTGAGTTGTTGGTTCAGTTGCAGCAATTATAGGACCATTTGGATCTGTTGCATTACTGCCTGTTGCTGATGGGAAACCAGTAGAATCGTAATTTATATTTCTATAACCATTCCATTGACCATTAGCTTGCACTAGTATATCAACTTGGTCAATAACACTGTAGAACCAGTTTGTACCATTTGTTGGAGTTGCTACTGGGGCACCTTCGTTAGCAGTAAAGTCTAATTCTACCCAATTACTACATTCTACTGAATAATTAATACTAGAAGTACCTGAAACCCATGCAGTTGCGGTTACTGGACCAGTTGCGCTGTCACCTGATATAGCAGTAACTTGAACTACTAAATCGTTTGCCGGGCTTGTTCCACCTAATTGTGTACCCAAGAACGTTAATTGATCACCTATTGCATATCCAGTTCCAGCGGTTGCTACACCATTACCATTTAATACATACTTTCCATAATTGCCTGTTATAGTTACCGTTGCATTAGTTCCTGTAGCACTATCAGTGGAATTAGGAGTAACTGATGTAAAAGTAACAGTTGGTTGATTTCCATATTTAGTAAATAGTGTATCCCCTACTATGAATCCAGCTTGATCTAAAATACCTGCAGAATATCCTTTAAGTGCGCCCGCAGTTTGAATAACATCATTCATTACAATTACACCGCCTAGGGTGTGTTGTAGTTGAATTGCGCCGTCAGTAGTAATGCTTGCACTAGTATTAGGTATACCTGATGATTGCCATGCAGTTACAAAATCTGTGTTATCCATTCCGTCCTCAACTACAAAGCTATACACTGCTGATAAATTAGTGGAACCAGCTGCGCTTACTTGAACATACAAAGATACATCTGGATTAGTCATGGTCATTGTACCAGTTGCATTAGCTAATTGGAATGTACTTCCACCTAGGGTAGCAGAAATTGTTACTGCGGTTGCAGTTGGCTTATCTAAGATATAATATGTAGTTTCAACCACTACATTACCAAAAACACTGCCTGTAAATACTACCGGGTCACCAATATTAAAAGCAGCAGAACTTGCTACAGTAATTTGATCACTTGATGCTGTTGTTGCAGTACAACTAGTAGAACTAGTAAGCCCAGCAAATACAACATCAGTTGTTGTTCCTGTTACTACTGTTGGGCCAGATGCTAATCTTTCCCATAAGTAAACCGGACCTGCATTAAATTGTCCATTAAAATTATATTGACCATAAACTTCACCTGCTGCAATCAATGCTCCGCCTGATGGATCTAACGTAGCGGTAACTGACCAATCAGATTGAGCCAATGATACAGATTTTGCAACCCATGATGCAGTTGTAGTACTATATCTAGATACAATTGGTTCCAATCCGTTTCCAGAAGAACCAATTTTCATCCAAATAGAACCAGTTGGACGAGGAGTTGTTTGACTACTAGACCACAATGGCATCTGAGATGAAGTGCCGTACTGTAATATTGGTTGATAAACGTTTGTTGATAAAGGAAGTCCCATTGCAGTTGCCGGTGTTCCTGTAGTATTTGTTATAGAGAAATAACCAAGACTTGTTGAAGTTTGTACAGAATAAATCAACAATCTACCTGAACTTACTCTTGCTGAAATAATGCCTAATCCTACATCATTAATAGCACTTGCAACTCCTTCAACAGTATTATCTGCTGGAACTTCTATTACAATGTTGTATATACCACTTACATTTATAGTAAATGTATTAGTTGCAATTAATGTAGGATTACTTACAGTACCTTGAATTGTAGGAACAGAAGCCATCCATTCATTTGATCCCAATGGAACCCAAGTATTATTGTAATTCTTTAAAAAGAATTGGTGTGTTGTAACAGGGGCGCCTGTTCCAGTCACTGTTGCATTTACTGCATAACTTCCAATGTTACCAATACTATCTAATGGATATCCACCTCCAGTTAATGAAGCTGCATCACTAATAACAAGAGGAGATACTGGGACAAATTGTCCTGTTGTTGCATTGAATATATTTATACCCCAAGTTGAAGTAAGAGTATCTAACCAATATGCGCCGTCAGCAGGGGCACCTGTTGGACGTGCTGTTTGTCCAACTAAACTTGCTAAATCAATATCAGCACGTAATACATAACAACGGTTAGTAACGCCTAATAATGAATATGCTGCTAATAAACCATATTCATTTAATTCGTAACCTTGAATTGGTGTTCCAGCTGTTGTAGTATAGAAGAATGGTGTTCCATACAAACTTACTAAATCTCTTTGGCTTGTAACTTGATACAACTTATTTGCATTTGCAGCAGTTGTAGCGGGTGCTACGCCTGTACCTGTTGGATTGGCTTTGTTTTGCGCTGTAGCTAATACTACTAGCGGAACAGAACCAGCAGCCGCTGGTAAATATTGACTCTGGTCAATGATCGTTACTTCTACGCCGGGTGATGTTAATGCCATTTTATTTTTCCTTTATGTAAAATTTTGAGGTTTACTACCTGATTGCATACTATTATTTATTAATAAATTCAAAAAAGTCGGTTTAACCGTACCTTCGAAGGTTTCTAACTAAATACTGTATGCTAAATCAACGCCCAATTTGTATTAAATGTAACAAAAATCATACCGCTATAAATTATAAACGTGACGGAGTTACACATTACAGAAGTACATGTGATGAATGCGGCCGAAAGAAAAACAAACTAAAGCCTAGAAAGGCTAATTGGACCAAAAGTGGATATAAAAAAAAAGCCACATGTGATTTATGTGGGTTTAAAAGTCTATTTCTTACACAAATAACCGTGTTTCATATTGACGGAAACTTAGAACATACTGAACATACTAATCTACGTAGTATTTGTTTAAATTGTATAGAAGTAGTTAAGAAAAAAGATGTTACTTGGCGTCGAGGTGATCTACAAATTGACTACTAATTATTCCGTACATAGTGTTGTGTAATTCATCAATGGTACTGTTGTTATCTACCATATGGTCATAGTCTAGTCCTACACTACTGTACTCACTAGCATGAATGTGTAGTTTGTCTAACTTCATTTTGCTTAGAGACCAAGCTGAGTTACCGTTTGGCCCTCTATTGTATGCCACTGCTGAATCATACCATTCAGGATCAGGGCCTCGTTTTACTCTAATTGCTATACCGCCTATGTTTCTAATAGCATTTACCTCATTGGCAAATCTACAATCGGTAATTACAATATCTTCATTAGAGTTTAATAGCTTGTGTTCTACGCTTGCTACCCAGATATCATTGTGAAAGTGATTACGACATACATCAGTTCCCCAATATTGTAGTATCCATCTTGGGGTAATGTCCATACCCAAACGATTGCTCCACCATTCATCTTTCTGTTCACGCCAAACTCTACTAGCTTTTGTTGTGCCTTCTAAGTATTCACGGTTCCATCCAAAGATTACTGCTATTGCATCTTTAAGACTGGATGCAAAACTGATTCGTTTAAACCCGTGATGGGTAGTAAGATAGTCAGCAATTGTGTCTTTGCCTGAACCAATTAAACCAGTGATACCTATAATCATACAATGTTCCTATAAGTACTTATTATATTACAGTAACAAGACAATAGAAAGCATTTAGGTTAACCCTGTACCCATGTTAATGGTTGACTGTAATCTACATATTTCTTCAATTCTTCAATCAATAATTCCATTCCAGCTTTGCCTTCTGCTTTCATGGCAGTACCGTTCAATGTTGTACCGCCACCTGGACCGGCGATAGTGCCAAATTTCTCACGGGCTTCACCAATCATAACTTTAAGATTAGCTAAAATAAAATCACCAATCCATACACCAGCGCCCGGGTCTTGTAGTAATATTTCTTCTGTCTTTTGTACATCGGCCCATATCAATACACGCTCTCCCGATCCTTTTGGATCACGAACAATACGCAATATCTTGGACACTGGGTTGAATGTGTATGTTACATAACCACCGAACATTCTTGCTGCTAACTCAACATAACCTGCATAAAAGTCATATGTTGCCATACCGCCAGCATAATTATAGTTAAGCAAATAGGTGTTTAGAATAGCACTACTAAACGGATCAAAACTGCTGCTTGATGGCCCAGTTTCTAAACCAATTGTTCTACGGAAAATACTTCTTACATTGATAAACTCAGCAGGAAGAGTGTAGGTATCTACATTCTTTTCAATGGTCATTAGAATATAAGATTCTTCCGTAGCGGCTTGTGCCCGTTGACGATAGACCTTAATAGCGTAATTGTACGCTGCCTCGTAATGTTGAGGATCCAATTCAATATCAATCATCCCGTCACCAAGACGATATCTAAGATTACTGAATAATCCCTCTTTTAATTCTGATAAAGTTAACCCGGTTGGAGTTGAAAGAACAGAAGCGGTTGGATATGTTGACATAAGTGTTACCTAATAATACTATTTATCAGGTAACACTATGGTTCATGTATTACAAGTCGCCGTCTTTACGATTTTCGCTGTAAAATGCGTCAAACTTTCCACCGGGATAGCGTGACTCTAACTTGCGTATATTCTCAGCAATCACTTCGTTGGGGTCAAGATTCAACGCACGACATGCATTTACCCAGTACCACATAATGTCACCGAGTTCACGTTTCATATGAAATACATTCTCGTCAGTCAATGCTTTACCCTGAAAAATGATCTTCTTGGGCACTTCAATAAATTCACCACTTTCAGCCGCTAATCCAAAACATGCTGTGATTAGTAGTGGAATATTAACATCAGGTCCATGCTTCATCTGATTGTCTGCTAAGTCTAGTTCATAGTTAGCATCTAACCGATCTATCGTATCATGGAATGTAGTCAGGTCATTGCTTGCTTGACTAGTAACTGCCTCTACAAACTCTTGGTATTTGTTTAAATCAATTTTCATGGTGTTGTTGCAGTATCAATTCCAATGACACCTCCCAAGAAAATCTGCAACCAGCCATTTGCACTTTGTCCGCTAGCAAGCAAACTTAACCCACTCAAAATATTGAGTCCGGCAACTGTATATCCAATCGTTTTACGGTTACGATCAAACCATATAAAAAATTTATCTGTCATACATAATCCTTAAACATTTCTTTTCTTCCTTCTACACCCAATTCAGACTCAAATATCTCTTTAGACCTCTGCATCATAGCACAGGCTAACATTAATATTTCATTTCTGTCATCGGTCATTGCTATTGACTGGTCAATCATAACCATAATCTCTGTCATTCGTTGTTGTACCTCTTGTCTGTTCATTTTAAAACGCTTTCAAAATCAACATATTTTCGTTGAACCTTCCATTGGGCACTGCACCTACTGCTTTGATATCTTTGAAATACTTACGTGCTGCGGGCTTGCTTCCCATCACTTCTTTGATTTGCTCGCCGGGCTTACGTAATGTTTTCATCTCACTAGTATTCGCATCAAACCCTAGCAATGTGTTACCCTTAACACTGAACACTTTGCTATAATCGTCAGCAATGTAGTGATGTAATTTACGCTTACCAGTATCATAAACCCACGCTTCACTTGCCCCGTGAAGTTTTGTAGGATGTACACTAACTAAATCAAGTTTAGATTGAACATCCTTGAACAACTTCAAGTATTTCAGTTTAGCAACAATCTTTTCAACAGGGACTGCTTTACGTTTGCGCGGAGCCTTGCTTGCTTTCTTAATGCTGATATAGCTATTCAAGTCACCTAGCACACCCTCAATAAATTTCAGAATGTTACGAATCTGAATCTTGCCTAGGAACGCATAACCCTCTTTTAGAGACTCGTCACCGTCACTTAGACGTTGAAATTCATCTTGCTTACGTTTCCAGATTTCAACAATGATTGGGATATGTTGAGGCATGACATTGTATTTTGCAACAATATCAACTGTCTTTTCCAACGCTTTGCCCTTAGTAACAAAATCGTCAATCATCCCTTCCATTTCGCCGGCGGCATCTCGTGCCTTTTCTTTCAGAATTTCCTGAATGTTGGGGCGTGTTGCAACCACTTCTTCTTTTACGATACTGGTTGCGCTAGTTTTTGTTTCTGTAGAATTCAATGATTTGACTAGTCGTCCAATATCATTTTGCAATGTCAGTTCTTCATGCTCGGTTAATTCTAGCCCGCGCATTGTCATACGTGCTACCCAGCACAATGTAATAATGAATTCGCTTTCATGGACCTTACGAACCAACTTAGCCTCGTCTGTTCGCTTATTGTAATCCAGATATTGACACAATAGTTCTTTTGCGTCTTTTTTAGTATAGAAACGGGTGTACCACGTAAAACTTCTAGCAAGTGCTGAAAATCTTGTTTCGGGTTCGGGCTGGGTCGGGAAGAATGGTTCTTCACCCATATACTTTGTATCAGCATCTCTGGGGTTGAGTGCTTTTACAAAATGATCGTCTGTATGCTTACGTGTAGCCATATATTACTCCAAAGTTTCAATTGAATACGTAGTATAACACAATAACCATTTAATGTCAAGTTTTTGGTAATACGCCGTCGTCTGTATTTACGATAAATAAGTAATAAGGTAGGTTAATTATGCCCCGGCTTTCACTTTGGCGTCCCAATAAAACTAATGATTATAACTTTTTTGATAAGATAATATCAGAACAGTTCACCGCAGGTTCCACGGATTTGTATGTACATAAGTATATGGGTCCAACAAACCAAGGTCCATCAATTGATGCTACCCAACCTGAATATGATGTATTAGCCCCGACTAATATACAAGATTTGTTATTCTTGGAAAACCGTGACAGAACATATGACCCAAATGTATATCGTTTACGTGGACATTACAATGTACAGAATTTAGATTTTGATTTAAGTCAGTTTGGATTATTCTTAAACAATGATATTATATTCATTACAGTTCATTATAATGATATGATTGATTTGATTGGTAGAAAGTTAATGGTTGGTGATGTAATTGAATTACCTCATTTACTAGATTACAACCCCTTAAAGGAAACTATCCCAACTGCATTGAAACGTTTCATGCAAATTACCGACGCTAATTATGCTAGCGAGGGGTTTAGTCCAACTTGGTTCCCGCATCTATGGCGTATCAAATGTGAACCATTGGTTGATAGTGAAGAATTTAGTCAGATATTAAGTGCTCCAATAGACCAAGATACTTATTTAGGTATATGGGACAAAAATAAAACATATCCTGCAGGATATGTAATTACTTACGGTGATAAAAATTACAAGGCATTAATTGATGTTCCGGCCGGGACATACCCACCTGATCCTACATATTGGCAATTAGATACCGCGGATAATCTTAAAGATATTCTTGCTACTTACAATAAGAACATTGAAATTAACAATGCTGCCCTTGTTGAAGCAGAACGTCTTGTACCTAAGGCAGGTTACGATAGAAGTAATCTATATATTGTACCCACGTACGGTGAATATTCAAGTGATGGAGTTTTATCCCGAGCCATTAATAATCCTGCACCACCGGTTGGGGTTAATACAAATGGTAGTAATCCAGTTATAAATGTTAGAGTAATGATGGTTCGTAACTCTAATTTTAAAAATCCTAGCCCAGTACTTAAAATTTCTAAAGCAGCAATAAAAAGTATTTGGGACATGACGGCTGATATGGGATATGATAAGTTAGATATTTTCAACACTGTCAATTTAGAAACAGTTACCTTAGCACCTGAAAGAACAGATACTAATTCAGGGCAGGTAACAGGGAACAAAATATTAACAGTATATTCAATGGGACAAATTACCGGACCATACGGTACTGCTGATAATACATATGCAACTGCTGATGCTAACCCAGAACTACCGGGATTTACTGGTACAATTAATCAGGATATGGATTGGAGAGCAGATTGTGATCCGGCATTCCAATTCATTGCACGTAGTAGCCCAAGAAGTTTTGGATATACGACAGGATATTTAGATGGCACCGGAGAAGCACCAAATGGATTCCCAACTGGAGCTGGTATAAGTTTCCCACAAAATCCACAAGTTGGAGATTACTTTTTACGTATTGATTACTTCCCGCAATTGCTATATCGCTGGGATGGTAGAATATGGGTTAGAATATCTAAAAATGTCAGAACGCCTACAGGCATGACGGAAGCAGATAAATCACAGAAATCTAGCTTTATTAATGATAGGGCGCAAACAAAACTTACAGATGGAACATTTGTTCCGCAACGTCAAGCGTTGTCAACTATTTTAGGATTGACACCTGACCCGTTGCCCCCAGTAGTATAAAGAGTATATAATGGCAGATTTTTTCTATGACAATCAGGTACGCAGATTTTTAATTCAATTTGCAAAAATTTTCAGTAACTGGCAAGTTACTAAAGGCAAAGATCCAGCGGGTAATGAAATATTAGTTCGTGTTCCTGTTATGTATGGTGATAGCAGCAGACAGGCATCAACTATTATTGCTAATAATAGTGCCAGTAACTTACCAAGCGCACCTCTAATAACATATTATATTACTGCATTGGAATACGATCAACGCAGAACACAAGATCCTACATTTATTGATAAGGTGCAAGTTCGACAACGATCTTATAATAACGACACACAAGAATATGAAACTGTGCAAGGACAGGCATTCACGGTAGAAAGATTAATGCCAGTGCCTTATACATTAAGACTTACTGTAGATTTTTGGACTACAAACTATAATCAAAAACTGCAATTAATAGAACAATTAGGCACATTGTTTAACCCTGCATTAGAGATACAAAGTACTGATAACTTTATTGATTGGACCTCATTAAGTGTTGTATACCAAGATGGATTAACTTTCAGTAGTCGCAGTATTCCAGTAGGCACCGGTAATCCAATTGATGTTATGAGTTGGAAATTCTATATGCCAATTTGGATTAGTACAGCAAGTAAACTTAAGAAGATGGGTGTTATTGAAAAAATTATTGCATCAATCTTTAAAGGCACAGCATTAACTGATATACAAGATGATGATTTGCTGTTAGGAACTAGACCAAAAATCACACCATACGGATACAAATTATTGCTATTGGGAAATACATTACAAATATTGCCACAAGCAGTTGCGTTTGATCCAAGTAATTTTAATACAGAATTACCTGATAATCCCAATACTGATATATATTGGTCTAGTGTGTTAAATGTGTATGGAACAGTTAAACCAGGTATTAGTCAAATTTGGCTACAAAATCCATTTATGGATCACGAAATTGTAGGCACTATTGTACCTAATCCCAATGATGATAGATTATTAATCTATAACATTGACCCTGATACATTACCACAAAATACATTGGATCCAGTTGACGGTGTGATAAACCCTCAATTAACTGGTCCAAATGCAGGATTGCCCGGGCCAGTTAATGGACGTAGATATCTTCTAGTAGATAACATTGGTGCTCCCGGTGATAGCACTGTTGCATGGGGTAATGTAGTAGCATTTGCTAATGACATTATTGAATACAATGCCGGCGCTGGAGAATGGTTTGTAAGTTTTGATAGCACTATTGCAACCCCAACTACATTAGAATATGTAACTAACTTAACAACTAATGTCCAATATCGTTTTGTAGATGATACTTGGATGAAATCATACGAAGGATGGTATGATCAAGGGGATTATTCTATCGTCATCTAATACTGTGATAAATCATAGTATGAGCAATACATCAGCCGGAGTTTTCTTTTATAGTAGTAAAACAAATCGCTACCTATATCTATTACGCACAGACAACAAAAACCCTGGCAATTGGGGTATTCCCGGCGGCAAGATAGAAGATGATGAAACTCTGTTTGAGGGTATTGCTAGAGAATGTCAGGAAGAAATTGGAATGTTTCCAATTAATGCTAAATTAATACCTATACAGAAATTCATCAATCACACCTTTACCTATCATACATTCTTTTGTGAGGTAGAAGATGAGTTTGTTCCTGCACTTAATGAAGAACATTGTGGATATGCATGGGTAGGAGATAATCAATATCCCAAGCCATTACATCCTGGATTGTTTAGTACTGTGAATTTTGATGTTGTCCAGGACAAGTTAAAGACACTTACAAAAAAAGAGACCTAAGTCTCTTTTTTTATTTTAGCAATGTTGACACTGTATTGAATCCCATAGAGCCGATTATTACACCTGCTCCCATCATCATCCAGCGCCATTTTTCTAAAACTGAAATCTTTCCAGCTAATTCGCTATGTTCCTTAACATCTTGTTCACGCATAGTTTTCAACATTTGTCTAGTTTCTTCTGCGTTCTCATCTAGGGCATCACGAATTGACTTCAAATCCATTTTAAGATCACCAATTTTATCCTCGATGTTCTTAACTTGGACTTGAAGTACCGCAATTTCAGTTTCAGGTTGCATTTTAACGGCCTTACTTGATGCGGTTGCCATATTATGCGCTAGCAATAGTTACGATTGCGTAAGGTTGTCCACCAGTCGCATTTGCTGCTACTGCTGTGTTGAATGTTGCAAATACTGGAGCAGCATTTTGGAACACTATATTACCAGTAGCAATTGGTCCTGAAGTAGCAGTAAACAACTCACCAGTGTGGTCAGAAAGACTTTGTACTGTTTGAGTAGCACTATTAGCATATGTAGCAAGGATACGCATTGAGTTTGGTGTCAATGCTGTGTTTGCAACGTTTGCTGTAAAGCATTGTGCTGTTAAACCAGTTACTGTTCCTGTTACTAGATATTTTTGTTTACCCTTTTGACGAACAATATAACCTGCTTCATCATTAGCATAGATGAATGAAGCATTACTTCTGACAACGTTAGCATTGGCTGTTAGTACAACACGATTCATAAGAGCATTAGCTGTTACTGACGCATTAGCGGTGACAGCTTGTACCGGTCCACCTTGACTAGTAGAAACGGTGAATGCTGCTGCGTTAGCGATAGTTTTAACAAAATATGTTGTACCTGTAGTTAAACCGCCAAAATTTGCGCTAAACTGTATTGGCATATCTGCTATAAGAGTTTGTGCATTACCCGAAGTTCCAATAACGCTACCTGATACTGTTGTATTGGCAACAGCTACTGAAACATTACCGTGTGTAGCAGAAGCAAACCCAAGACTAACATAATCAGTACTACCGTTATTATTAGCAACTGCAATTTGTAGTGCTGCGCCAGTAGCTAAGTTAGCTAAATCAGTACCTACACCAACTACTACATTACTAGTATTAACTGCTAAAGGTGTGTATAATGTACCTGTACCACTGATACCAATAGCAACTTGTGCTAATACTTGTTTACCAATGATTGCTGTATTACCACCAACTACACTGTATGTGTTAGCATTAGTAGCAGGGAAACCTGTTCCACCAACTGGGTTGTTAAAGTATGCATCAACAACATTAAATGAAGCACTAACTGATTGACCAGTTGTGTCTGTTAATGGTTGCATTATTTGTGGCTGTACACTTAACTGAGTCTGTGATGCATTAAATGTAGTATTTGTTAGTATTGAATTTACATAATAAATTGTGTTAGCTGTTAATCCACCAACAGTTGTAGCAACTATAAATGACATACCTTTAGCTACACCTACAGTAGGTGATGTAGTTAAATTTCCACCTGATATTGTGACGATACTGCCGGTTTCTGCTGTATCAGTTACTGTTAAGACTGCTTGAGCCTTTGCGATTTTTAGAGGGCGTCCCATTTGTTTCTCCTTGAAATATTAGTGAGTTCTAGTCACTACGCGGCGGGGACCGCATAAACTCGCCGAATGCGAATGTATTATATATTTATCTTAAGGAGTAAAATTTACTTCTTTGGACCACCATTAACAGGGGTTGCCAATATACCTGATGTACCCGTATTAGAATGAGGCATGCCCAATTCAGTAATACTGAATATAGAATTAGCACCGGCTAATGTTAAGTAAGATACAATATTACCTTGTCCTACTATGATACTATTTTCTACAGTGTTTGCAGGAATAACTTCGCTATTGGCATTTGCTACAGTATACGGAACACCATATGGACTATATCTTGCGGTAGTATTTGCTATTGCCACAGAAGCATTTGCTGTTAGTGTTAAACTAGTATTATTAGCAATTGCTTTAACAATGCCGGCTGAGTTTCCGGCAGTATTGCCTATCCAATATCCAATTCCCAATTCGGTTAAAAATAATGTTCCCACTCCAGTTACTGTACTAGTATTAGTAGCACAAGTTACATTACCGGTTAATGCTACATTAGGGAAACTAGTAGTATATTGAATAGCTGCATTAGAAGTGGCTATTCTTACTTTATCTGTTGCAATGTTTGCTGAAGCTGCCGGTGTTGCAATGTTTGCTGTATATGCGTATGTTGTCATTTTATTATTCCTATATCTTATTTATTATTAAAGTCTGCCAACCGCTACTTCAATAACGCCTTCACCTTCAAAGTTTTCTAGTGATTTTCCGATTACCATTCCCATTACAGGTAATTGAGATGGTCTAGCAAATCCATTGCCGCCGCTTACAAGCATATCGCCCTTATGTATTGTTCCACGAACTTTACATGGCACACGTCCTTGCAATGCTACAGCAACAACATGTTCACCCTGGCATTGTGAATTCATTACATAGGCTGGGTTAGTTGATACTACCCCAGCAACTCTTGTTGTGCCATCTTCAGCTATTGTAACTTCTTTTTCACCGCCAAACTCTACTACAGTACCAGGTTCGTATGATTTATCTGATTCATAGTATTCTGCCAAGTCAGCGTATGTTGCTTGTAATTTACTACCGGCACTTAATGACCAGTTGCCTGTAATGGTTCCAAGAAGCGTATTTGCACCAGTAGTAAGTGTCATATTATTGCCGCTGATTGTTTGTGCATTGGCAAAGGTAAGGTTAGTGAATGATGTACTTACACTAGTGATGTTTGGCTGTGCTGCTGTTGTTAATGTACCGGTTAAGTAACTGGCACTAACTAGATTACCACCAGTAACATTGCCGTTTGTTATATTACCTGTTACCGCCAAACTTGTTAATGTACCTGTACTTGTAATATTTGGTTGTGCTGCTGTTGTTAATGTACCGGTTAAGTAACTGGCACTAACTAGATTACCACCAGTAACATTGCCGTTTGTTATATTACCTGTTACCGCCAAACTTGTTAATGTACCTGTACTTGTAATATTTG